GCTGCTCCAGGTAACTTCATGCTCGGTGAAATCGGTCGTCTATACGACGTAGTATTCATTGAAACAACACAGGTTAAGAAGCTTGCTATCAACGCAGGTTACACAACTTCTGATTTGGTTGGCGCTCCAGCAGACCAGGGTTCTGTCCCAGTACTTCCTAACACAGGTCGTGGTCAAGGCGGAAATCCAGAAAACCCAACAGAAGCAACAGGTTACTTCACAAACGCAACAGGTAATGCTGCTGAAGTTTATGAATCAATCATGATTGGTGACAATGCATTTGGTCACGCAATCTCTCTCCCAGTTGAACTACGTGACGGTGGCGTTCTTGACTTCGGTCGTGAACACGCACTTGCATGGTACGCAATCTGGGGTCTTGGTGTTATCACCGACCAAGCTATCGTCAAGGTTTACACAAACTAAGACACTTAAAGACTGTGGCCCCTACTCCTTCCTGGGGCCACAGCCTTTATCTTTAAACTAACTACTTTAGGAGAACACACACCGTGGCAAATACACAAACATCACCGTTAGATGCAACAGGTCTAGCAGCAGAAAAAGCAGCAAAAAAGAATGCAAAGATTTTACAAGACCGCAAAGATGAGATTTCAATTGCGGCACAAGTTGAGGCAGAAAGTCTGGAAAATAACGTCTTTGACCCAAAGAAGCCAGACGCACCTCTAGTACTAGATGAAATTGAAAATGTTGGAGTAACAACTGCTAATGACACTGTCATTATCCGTACGATTACTGACATTGAAGAAATGACCTATGGAGTCGGTAATCATTACACTTTTAAAGCAGGAGTAAAGTACCGAGTTTCTTCAGGGCTTGCTAGATACCTAGAAGACCTTGGATATATTTGGCGCCCTAACTAAACTTAGGCCGTCTCAAGTAGTCCGACCCTCAACTGGTTCCCGCCCTCCTCCCAGTTGGGGGTTGGACCTTTTTTCTCGGTGTATTTTTGAGATGATTGCGCCAAATAGTTTTCGGAGGTTACGTGGCAACACTAACAAGTCTTGCAGACCGACTACGGTCTGAGCTAGGCGACATGGGTAAGTCCTTTGTCTGGCAAGATATTGCTGACGGAACTACAGCCCGTTTCCTCATGCCTTACTCTCCTGTAGATGGAGTTAATCTACTTGTCACCCTAAATGGCATGGATGTCTCAGACAGCGTTACAGTTGAAGAGACTACAGGGTACTTAACTTTTGATACTGTGCCCGCTGCAGGAGAAAGTATTATCGCTGCTGGTGTGTACTTTCGGTACTTTACCAATGCTGAGATTTGCCAGTATGTAGATACAGCTTTTGGTCAACACGTTGCTAATCACGCTGATGGATATGGTCGTGGATACACCATTGCAACTCTTCCGGGAATTGAAGAGTATCCAGTTGTAGTTTATGCATCTTCGTTAGCCCTTTACACGCTTGCTACAGATGCTTCTTTTGACATTGACATTACTGCTCCTGATGGAGTTCAGATTCCTCGTTCTGAACGATACCGTCAGTTGATGCAAATGATTGATGTGCGTAAAAATCAATACAAAGAAGTTTGCTCACAACTTGGTATTGGTCTTTACAAAATTGACGTGTTCTCTTTGCGTCGTATTTCTAAGACTACTAACCGTTATGTGCCTGTTTATCTTCCTATGGAAGTTGACGACCGGTCTATGCCACAACGTGCAATTATCTCTATGCCAAGTTATGGCTCTGCTATTTCCCCATCAGATGTTCCTACTTACGATTTAGTAATGTATGAGGGCGACTCATTTACTGTTGAACTAGATTTTCCATTTGATGTTACTAACTACACCTTTACATCTCAAATACGAATTAATTATGGTGACCCAGGTGTTGCTGCTACTTTCCATTGTGAAATTACAGACACTCAAAAAGTTACTCTATCTTTAACTCCAACTCAAACAGGCTCTCTTCCAGAACGTGCATATTGGGATATTCAAGCAACTACCTCTGACAATCCTGGATATCAACAGACATACATGCGAGGCGCAGTGTTTACGACAAGAGAGGTAACTCAATAATGGCAAGAACACATAATTATGCGATGTCTTGTGGTTGTACAGGAACATGCACTTGCGGTGCTCAAGGTGTGTATATTCAAATTCGTCCAGGACAAGGCGGAGCTCGCGGTGTTCAAGGAACACAGGGTACGCAAGGAACCTCAATACAAGGACCACAAGGAACTCAAGGTTTAATTGGTCCAGGTGGTGGAGCTCAGGGTACGCAAGGTACACAGGGTGCTTCCGGCTATACCCCTGTTTCAATCTCCAATACTTTATACGTTGCTAAAAACGGAAACGACGGTAATAACGGACAAAATCAAGACACACCATTTTTAACTATTAAACACGCTATGGCAGTTGCAACCTCAGGTACTGCAGTACATGTGGCAAGTGGAACTTACAATGAGCAAAACCCAATAACCATTCCTGCTGGTGTTTCTTTAGTTGGAGACAGTCTTCGTACTGTAAAAATCTCTGGCACAACACAGGATGCAGATATCTTCTACGTAAACAATTCCGTATACATTACTGAAGTAACGTTCATCAACCACGTAGCTCCCGCTGCTGCTGTTGCATTTAATCCAGACGGTTCTGCTGGCTCTATCTACAGCAGTCCGTATGTATACAACTGCTCATCAGTTACCACAACAGGTACAGGTATGCGTATTGATGGTTCTAAGGTAACTGGTGGCAGGTCCATGGTGAGTGGTCAGTACACTCAAGTTAACCGTGGCGGTAAGGGTATCCATGTTCTTAATCGTGGTTACTCACAGCTTGTGGGTATCTACACAATCTTTACAGACATCGGCATCCTGTGTGAGAGCGGAGGCTTCTGTTCCCTTATTGGTTCAGATACTTCATTTGGTAACTATGGCCTAAAGGCCTCTGGTGTTAGTGAGTTGCTTTACAGCGGAACTGCACCAGCTATTGCTGCTAACGATAACGTTGCTGTAATTTCTGGTCTTTCTAATACCCCATATGCTAATAACGTTGTTACATTTGATGACGGTGCAAACTATTACACTATATCCACTATAACACCTCTTTCTAGCGGACATTCAACACTTACTTTTGCAGAAAGAATTAAAACCCCAGTATCTTCTGGAGCAACAGCAAAGTTTTATCAGAACAGTAGAATCACTGCTTCAGGACATACATTTGAATATTGCGGAACTGGCATTGACCCAGCAACCGCACTTCCTCAACTTGGTGGAATCCCAATTGAATCGCATGAAGTAATAGAAGAAAATGGCGGCAAAGTCTATTACACTAGTACCGACCAAAAGGGTAACTTTAAAATTGGTGGAGATTTAACCATTGACCGTGGTTTAGGAACAATTACTGGTATTACATTTGACAAGAGTTTGTTTGCAGTAATGACCCCTTACATACTAGCGTTAGAAGGATAAGCAATGGCATCAGCATTAAACGTATTTAAAACAGTAACGGCAAGCCTTACTACTTCTTCTGCTACTTTGTACACTGCACCTAGCGGATACACAGCTATTGTTCTTATGGCTCAAGTAAGTAATGTTACTGATACTAAAGCCAAAGTTACCTTCTCTCATTTTGCTGGTTCAACTACTACAGAGCTTCTCAAAGACTTTTCTGTTCCAGCAAATGATGCAGTCTCTGCTACAACTGGAAAACTTGTTCTTGAAACTGGAGCTTCAGTTAAAGCGTCTTCTGATACAGCCAGTGCACTAAAGATAACTCTTAGCATATTGGAATCACTCAATGGCTAAGACCGTATCCGGCAAGGTCAAAAAGACCCCTCCAAGTCAAGTCTCTCCTGAGAGATATGACTTTATTGAACTGGCTGAAACAGAACCAGACCTTGGCGTTCCCAGCAGTGATGGGTACATATTAGTTTCTGCAGCAGACGGTACACGTAGCTGGGTAAGTCCAGCAGGTATTGGAAGCTCAGGATTAAACACTACAGACGACTTAACAGAGGGCACACAGCACCTCTACTTCACCACCGCTAGAGTCTCGTACACCCACACTCAAGGGGTGGCGAGTGCAACATGGACTATTAATCACAATTTACATTTTCAACCTAACGTTACAGTTCAGGATTCCGCTGGTAATATAGTGGAAGGC